TTGTGCTTCTTCGTCCTGGTTGTATAATTGCATTTTCAGTTTGTTCTGCTGAAAAGTTATTTGCTTTTAACCTCATATAAACTCCCGCAGGGATTGGGACAAAATCATCTGCCCCACCACTATCGCTTGGAAGTTCAAAAAAGTCAGCAGTTTCTGCGTTTTTCCCTAGTACTGTAGTAAAAATACATCTACGAGCAGGACCATCAGAATCAGCCTTCACAATAAGCCTTTGACCGTCAGTAATTTTTTGTGAATTCTCACCCTCTAATAAAAAGAATGTCATCCCTGTCTCAGGGTTTGTAAAATATACATTAGCGTATATTGTTTCGTATGACTCTTTATCAGGTTTTATTGCAAACTTATAATTAGTAGCCCATACAGGTGCTATCTGTGTTGTAGGTATATTGACGTTAATACTGTTCTTTGTAGAACAAGAACTACATCCAAAAAATTCTGTGTTATACTGACTAACCAATGCAGGTGTTGCACGATTAAATTCATCCATATAAACTATACCAACTTCATATCCTCTATTACTATGAAGACTTACTCCACTTCCTACCTTTTGATAGGATACATCTGTAAAGCTTATTTTAAAATATTCAGTTACTTTCTTTGTTGGTACATTAATATCATCTGCGTACTGAACTGCAGGGAACTGAAATGAAATCTCTGAACTACCAGGAGTTGAGATTATATTTATTGGCTGACCACCTAAACTAATACCACTATCATATTTGGTATAAGCATCAATAGTCTGTAATGGTTGACAGTTAAAAATATCTGTCATTGTTGTTCCATCACAAGATGTCTCTACTCCAACGCCACCTGAAACAGGCTTTATAGTTGTTGTGCTACCAATTAAATTAACAAAGAAATCGCTTGTTGCAAATTCATAAACAGAAGCATAATCTGACGGTAATGTTACCGCAAAGTCAACTGAAAATGTTGGGTTGTCTGCAGTAGGCAATGGAGTATCTCCGTTCCAACTAACGTGCTCAAAAGAAAAAGAAAATGCCAATGATGCTCCTTGAACTAAATCAAGTCCTGACAAGTTTAAATCAACTACTGAGTCACTAATTGTTTGTGCTCCCTGAATACTATACTGACCACTAGAGAAAGTATCTTCAACTTCTTCTTCCCCAAAATCTACTTGAACTTTTTCTGTTCTATAGTCAAAGCGTACAGGGTTGTTATTGTAGTCTATTAAATTATAACCTTCAACATAATTTCCATAGATCAGTCTGTTGCCCATTAGGGTTTCAGCCCTTGCAAATCTAGGGACATTATCATATAGTCTTAATATTTCTGATTCAGGAAGTATTGTAAATATTTTACTATTACTAAATGAATATGTAACTTCTTGGTTATTAGAATATCCTTGATCTGTTTTTACAAGTTTCTCAATAACTTTTATAATAGGAGAATTTGCATCTTTAAATAACAAATCAATCCCTAATACCAAAGGTCCACCTGTATTAAACGTAACCTCTGCCGTATTAAAAGCGTTAACCATTCCTTCATTCAGATACGAATCAGGAGAAAACAAAAATGGCTTAGGACTAAAGGCAACCTCAGACCATTGTGACGTTGCTGAATATTCATCGTCATCATATTTATACCTATAAGCAAAACATATGAATCTTTCTTCTAGGTAGTTATCTTCATTACCTGTTCTTATTAATGTAATTTTAGGTGATGATATAGGAGGTTGTTTAATTACTAATATATCGTTATAAGCAAATCCATCTACAAAAGCTGCAGTTGGAGAAGGATAGTTTTTTGTAACATTTATTTTTCTAGGAGGATTGTAGTTGTCTGTGAAAAACAACAGGTTCTCAATCTTGTCTATACCTGTAAATAAAAACTCAGGATTAAAGTTTAAAGTTGTTTTTAAATTTCCCCCATCATTTACGCTAATAACGTGATAAGTAACGATTAATGTTTTCACATCATATGATACTATCATATCTACAATACCTGTAGCGGGAGATCCTGGGCTTTCAAAACCTGGATCGTGGACCATCCAATAAATAGTTTCATCAGCACCGTCTTCAAACGCACCAAGGCATCTTGCCTGTGAAGATAAAGAATAGCCATTGTAAGTTAACCCCGTAAGCTTTGTATTACCTTTTGAGTTTGAGACAACACCTATCTCTGAGTTCTCTGTAGAACCCATTCGAATATTCAATGCATCGAGGTACTCACCTTGCGGTAAAATACGCTCATCAACAGACTTATTCATTTTACCTTTGGTAAAGTTTCTCGTTAGATTTGCCATAGTATTATTTAAGCCACTTATCTTGTCCTCTTAAATTCATTAACAATCTGCCAGGATGAATGTTACTAATTCTAATTTTTGCATTTCTAAGTAATGCTGATTTGTTTTTCCTTGCTCTTGCCACTACATATTCTTGAACTCCAACTTTAGAATTTAAAATTTCGTGTTCTATATAAGCGTATATAAATTTTTCGAATAACTTATTTACTGTAACTTTTGAATTATCTCCATTTTCCATTCCGTCAGAAACGTATTCCAAAACACACAACTCACCTGACATACCTGAACTAAAGTTTATTACACCACCTTTTGGGTCAATTTTAAACGTAGGATTTGCATTAGCAGTTTCCGTATTTAATCCAAACTCAGTTCCAAAATACCAATAACCATCAATATTCCAACCTGATCTTCCGTTAAACATTTCGTTTTGATCATTAAGATATATTGATTGAGCAGTACCGTTAATTCTATCCCAATCTACATTAGAAAATTCAGGCTTTAATGCTGCTCCGTTTTCATCAAATAATACCCTACAATTGTTGTCTTGTAAATAAGCAGATGACCAATTGGTTTGAATATTTTCGCTAAGTGGGTATAACAATCCTTCTCTATATTGAGAGATCCTAACCCAATTAACATAGTCAGAAGGAAGTATATATCTTAAACTATCACACACGCTTAGTTCTAGAATTTTTATTTCTTTAAACGCATCGTAATTCAACTCTTGAATTGCACGTTTTGCGTGAAATAATATTTTATATCTAGGCTCGTTGTTTATTAAACTATGATTGCCATAGTACATTAACATAAAGTTATTTACTATGTCTTCTAGCGAAACGTATTGATATGAACCCCAATTTTCATTTTCAGGGTTTGTGCCTCCATTTTCGTAATACTGATATTGCGTTATATAACTCATAATTTATTTTTCTTCTTGATCAGCTTTTGCTTCTCCTTGTTGAGCAAATTGAACCGCAGCTATTTCTCTAATAGACATACCTGCGTATTGTAAAATCTTCATAATCAATGGAACCTCATCATCAATTGCCAACTCAAAGTCCTGGTAATCAGGTTGCCCCTCATCAAATACAGGTTCTCCATTTGTTAATGTAATAAAAGTCCACTTAGGCACATAAGGATATCTAAAGTATTGTGCTACAACCTGTCCAATATTATTAATTGATTCAGGGTAAGCATCTAGTGTTACTAACTCTTGTGTATATGCGGGGTATCCCAACGTTGGAGCGGTTAATAAAGAATTGTTTAACATAGTTATTTTACTATGTCTAACCTTTTCTGCTTCTTGAATATCTGATTTTGAGTAGATAGTATAAGTTTTACCGATTGCATTCCAAACATTTGCTCCAGAGATTGATCTAGTAAGTAACTCAGTACCGTTTGGGTCTACACTAGTAATAATTGTATTATATGTAATACCATTTGTTACGGTAGATGCGATATCACCTACACGAACACCGCTTGCTACAAAATCCTGAGACGTATCCGCTACTTTAGTTGCACCCCCATTAGTACTTGTTGTGGACCCGTTAATAACCAGGGGTTTAGTATAAATTAATACTTTATTAATTAAAGCATAGTCATCATTTGTTGTCGTCTGAGACGGTAAAAAATAATAAGGAAGGTTTGGTCCGTCTTGAAGCAAAGGCTTTGTAACAGAAAACCAATCTAAAACCTCTTCAATACCTTTGGTAATATCAGCAAGACCCGATCCTGATTGTCGGGCATTTTCTTTTAATAATTGATAATTGTAAGAATAAAAATAATTTTCAAATAAATCTAACTGTGCTTGTTTAGCATATAAGTTAAAATCAGACGGAGAGATATATCCATAATTATTTTTATTCAGTACGGACATTACCGTTTGTCTAACTGAGTTTATCATCTGTAATACTTTTGTACAAAGATAAGTAAAAAAAAAAGACCTCTTCGTTTTGAAGAGGTCCTCTAATTAATCTTAAAAATTGTTTATCTAACTATCTAGTAGTGTTTCCAAATGCTTTAGAGGTTCTAGACCATCGTCACTTTGTAGAAACTGAACAGTTATGTTTAAGCCTTCTGAACCAAATGGGACATTAAGCATTTTTGTTTTATTTGTTGGTGTACTATACCATACTTCTGCTCCCTTTTTTCTGTAGCTTAAAAGTCCTGCATCAAAGAATCTTTGAACAGTTCCCATAATCTTCAATTCAGGGTCATTAACCACTTCTAAGAAGTCTTGAGGATTGTTTCGTGCATATACTAGTATATCACGTTTTAGTTCAGCAGTAGAGACCCTAGACGTATCTGTGTTGAATAACACCCTGGATACGTTTTCAAGTTGGTCTAAGCTTAACGATTTTGCTTCAACCATAGCATCTGCTTCAACCATTAAAATAGCTACTTCTGCTTCTGCATCTTTAGCCTCATCTACCTCTACGAATTTCTTACCGTAATAAGGGTGGTAGTGTAGAAAGGATTGTAAAATTTGGTTTTCCTTTGGTACATATAAAAATCCGTCCTCAAAGATAACAGGCTCTACAATAGCATTGCCATCTTGCTCATCTTCAAATGGAGATTTTTGATTTCTTGCATAACGAAGTGAACGGTTTACACCCGTGGTTTCATCGAAATACATTAAAGGAGATCTTTTGTTGTTTCTTGTTGGTAGCATAAAGGAAAGTGGTGCTACGGCTTTTGTTAACTTATATTGTTTGTCAACAAACTTTGATTGTACTTTTTTCATTATAATAAAAATTAGATTAGATTTAAAAAAAAGGGGGAAGGAATTAACCTTCCCCCATAATTTTTCTGCTTATTGTTGGAATAAGAAGAAGTTGTTTGCACCTAGAGTACATACTGCTCTTTCAGATAAGAAGTGAACCTCCATAGCATCTAAGCTAGAAGTCTCTGCTCCACCTGCTGAACCTGTAATCCAAGTCTTGTAACGTCTGTCTTCTGTTTCAGAAGCACGGTAACGAACGTGCAAGAATGGTCTCTTAGCATTTTTACCTAAGATTTGGTCATATACTGAAGTAGAACCTGCAGGAACTAAAAGTCCATTAACTCTACCTGATCCTGCACCTGTTGGTAAACCACCACGCATTGTTGGATCATTCAAATATTTCCAATCAGACTTGTAGAAATCGTAACCTCTACGGAATCCTGTGAATCCTAAGTTCAAAGCCATATCTTTCTCATTGTCAAAAAGACCGTAAGAAACACCACCTGCTGCATTAGAAGATTGCTTAGACAACATATCGTCAATGTCGAAAGAGAAATCTCTATCTACAAATACTACGTTCTCTTCAATTGCACCTTGCTTATCTAAACGAGAAATGATTGTATCCCACTCTGCAAGAGTTGTTGGGTTACCACCACCATAAATGTTTCCTCTGTTCTCTACAACGTAGAAGATACCATCAGAACCTTTGTTACCTACATTAGCATCTACAACTTGTGTAGCTGCTCCTGATGCTGCACCTGCAGGTACTGCTTCAATCATTGCAGTCTCAAGATAATCGTCAAAACGCAATCTTGTTTCGTGCTCAGATTTCAAGTACCATAGGTATCCTGATGCTCCGTTTTCAGTAGTTACTTCTACCCATCCGATTTGTGCCATATCAGAACCTGATACTGCATACTTATCTTTGATGATGATAGGAGAGTTCTCGAAGATGAAATCATCAGCTTCTAAAGACTGAGCCATTCCTTCTGTTCCTTTTCTGAATTCAGAACCGTAAATAAATACAGTAAATTTAAGACCTGCTCCCGCTACAGGGATACCTCCGTTGTCGTAAAATGCAACATCAAAAGTTTTTAGAGCGTAGTCTACTGCAGTTACGATTGCCTTAGCAGAACCACCGCCTGCATTATCAGAAATCATTACAGTTTGTC